CTGCTCCCAATTCTTTCCGGCCCGGAAGGGTGGGCACTTTTTGCGGTTTAACTAACCAAAACTCTGCGTATACTTTGTAACCCGAACGGTACAATTTGATACTGTGAGCCAAGCGTTTGCATCCCAGGTCATTGTTCCACCTGTTGCGGAGTCAACCGCCCATGCACGCTCTTGTCCAATCAATGTTGCGTCAGTAATGACGTCAACACTCGTAGCCGAGACACCACTAACAGCTAAGTTCACGGATGATGCTCCAGTACCGGCAAGAATTAGACGAACCAAATATTCTCCACCCCGCGAGAATGTAATTTGGTTGTCACCGGTTACTGTGGCAAGATCTCCCAGAGAAGTCGGATTTGTACCAAAGATTTTGTTCTTTGTCACACCGGCTGACACTGAGATTTTCGTGCCTTCTGTTTGTGTTGCGACAATTTCTGGTTTGTATAGGCTTACATCATATGTGGCCCAAAGTTCTCCTAACACAGCACCAGCTGAACCAGGAAGGCCTTGGGTGGCAAGTTGAAACTTACCAAGATCGTAAAACCGATCATCTCCAACTGAAGACGAAGCAGCGTCACGAATATACCACAAATTCTGAGTCGAAGCCATCGGTTCGCATTCGATCGTATGGATTTGACTGACCGATGGTTTTGCAGAAACAGCATACTGGCTGTTTTCCATGTGAATTTTATCTTCATACGGAGCATCCAACACGTCGTAATTAGTAGCCAAAATGACCGATCCCAACGCACCACCAGCTGTAATATCCGACGAAAGGGTTTTGAATTCCAAAACCAATCCATCAAATCTATATTGCTGATAGCTTGCTGCGACCGTTGCCAACCAAGGAAATAAATCAGGATTTCCAGGGTTGATACGATAACTAGTGTTTGTATAAGCTGTGGGCACTCCCGGAACTAAAATGTCGCCAACATATTCACGATGACGGATTTTAGTTGCGTGTCCCAAAACCCCAAAAGTCGGAACGGCTTCACCTGGTGGTATAGCCATTCCCTCTTTAAACAAGGAATTAGACACTACGGAGTAATCGCCAAACCCGAGAATGGAAGAAATTCCACGTCCCAGTTTCGCACCCAAAGAAGAACCAACACGAGAACCGGACTTAGATTCATTGATGTAGTTTCCGGCTAATCCGCCGGCTTTACCACCAAGAAAGGCTCCCGCCTTAGAAAAAGTGCCATCAGGTACATTTTTCTTTAGAAACGGTAGCACTTTATCACTAAAGTAGTCGCCTTGGCCTGACAAGGTAGCGATTGCTCTTTGTCGGGCTCGACGGCGTTGTCGTTGCGTTTTCTTAGACATGATTGTTTACCAAATTTTGTTTGGCCCGCCGCCCCCTGTCATTCGGGGACGAACTGCGAACGGAGGATTGTCACACCCCTGGCTTTTATGTCTTATTACCATCGCTGCGCTTTAGACTACGCTTAGGGTTAAGCGTAGTCAACGTCTGCCAATTTATCAAAGAGTGGGTGCTCTAAGTAAAAAGGCAAAGAGGAAACGAGTTTGAACATGCCAGCTACTGCATTTACCTCTTTTGACGTGATGCCATACCGCTCCTGGATATGGTTTAGTACTGCGTCACGATCGAGAGTCCCTAGAGAAGGTTTCGGTTTCTCTCCCTCGATCAACCCCGCGACAGTACTCGGCGGTTGCACTCCAACACGCCGCAGTGTACATAAGAAATCGCCGAAAATGGGGTAGTCACTTCCGACGGTAGAATAAGAACTTGCCAATGCATAAGCACACATTTTAATTGCTTCAACTCTGTCACGTTTCATACGCTTCCCATGGCGTATAAAAGAGGTGACCTCGACAGGATCGCGAATCATCTTACCGAGTTTTAATAGAGCAGAAGGGAGGGGCCTCCAAACGAAATGATCGTCGATAGTTGGAAGCCACCATCCTTTCAAAAATGTTGCTTGAGAAAGGCAATTGCGAGGAAAGTATTTTACCTTAAAGCCTAATGAAGCTCCAGCTTCTTGGACGGTCATGCCAGGATTTACAAGCCACCAAATCCAAAACGCAGCTGTAGATAAGCTGTTGTAGGTAGTGGTGACCGTGATACCGGTTGGCATCTGCGTGCCACCGTGTCCTTTGATGAACAAACGTCCACGTCTAGCGGTATAACCACTAGAACAAGACTCATAAGCCAATTTGGTGAATTCGGCCGGAAAACCCATGTACTCTTGCAAAATTGATTGAAAGATTTTACAGGGTCCGTCATCTTGTGTATGATCAAATTGACTTTGATCCGCTTCACCAAACGAAAAACCATCACGCGATTCATTTCCAAAAGAAACCACTGAATCGTCACCAGATACAATGACAGTAAACACACCGTCTAAGAGGACTTCTGCTAATCTTGTCAGTTTGTCCCCATCATATCCGGAAGCGAAAACAATCCGCACAGTTTTCCCGCAGACTGTGTGAATTCTTTCAGGATGAAATGATTGGTGGATAGAATCCGCCAGTTTTCTAGAAAACGGACCCATAAGAGCATGCACGTGCGGTTGCAAATTCTGTATGGAGCGCGGTTTCATGGTTAACACCCCCCCCAAATCCTTCGCAATTGAGAGAGTTTCATTCCATTTTAAATTAATCGTTTTATTTTCCGAAATAATTTCTCCTCGAACAAGCGCATTATACGCGTTCAAAATACGTTTACCTTTACGACCCATCAATTCAGTATTTTGAACAATGGTGTATTGTCGTACAGGAAATTTATCAACCAAATTGTTTTTCACAAAAATTCCGGCAAGGCGACGCCAGTTCCCATGGCGTACTTGTTCAGAATATTTATTCGCTTCAAAAGGATCCGCATGGATCCTAAACAAAATGGCAACCAACAAATTTTTCTCACAATTTGCTGGTTGATGAAGCAATCGGTTTGTGATTAAAACGGGGTAAGTTTTATTTAAACCAACTCCGTCTGATAATAAATCAAGCGCTATTTCCGATGAAACATGATTATGATCAACGTAAATATCGATATTCCCTCGCAGCTTGTGAGGTACGTGATTAACTTTAGAAACATAGGAACTAAAAACTGTGTCAGCGGGCACGACACATGCATTATTTGTCCAAGTTCTAGTTACCACACCCTCCTCGTAGTTTCGTTTGAAGGAATCGAACCGAAAATTTGACCTCTTTTCCCATGTTTTGTCAATAGCTAAATTATATAGCCAATGAAAAATGAGAGAATAGAGAGATCCCCAATAAAAGTACCACCGAAGAAACATGTAGATAAAATGCTGATCGGCGATAACCATCGCGTCCAAAAACCCGTAAGTTTTGAACGTTCGTACTACTTCGAACATTACCAAGAAGACATAAATTTCAGGAGAGCACCAGCCAATTACTTCTTCGAGAAGTAATGACGTAAACGGCATGTGCGGCAACACTCGATTGGGTAACCAGTTAATTGATGCAATAACCACTCCAATGGTTGAAAGAAACATCATTAACCCGGAAATCCAATGCTCGCAAACGGAGGTTTCTTCCTCACGTTCGTTGAACGTTGACGCACGCATTTCTTGCAAATCTATCTCTGTAGTTGACAGATTTTTTCTCATATTATGAAAAGAAGATACAGTAGCTTCGCGTTGCCCATAAAGACATGCGAGAACAGTACCATCTTTAATTTCAGCATATTTTGCAGGAAACCGTTGAAGGATAGCCTTCATTGTGGGATCCATGTTAAAATTGCTAGAAACTCTAGATATAAGAGAATCAAGAATTTGCCCGTTTGGTGCCTTCACAGAAAATTGTAAGCCCAACTCCGAATAAGTTTTAGAATGAACAAGAACCTCATGTTTTAGCAGGTCTTGTTTCGAACTGAACCAAAATTTGAAGAGTGAATTAGCCCAAAATCCGGATGGTTCGGCAATGCGAACTTTCCGAACTGGGCCTTCATCTACATATTGGTATCCGAGTTGTTGGCATCCTTTGGGGGCCACTGAACACAAAGAAGTGTAGAAGGGACCCACATTGGACATGGGAACGATGTCGATACCGTGGTAGGAACGGTTTTCGAACACCCAATTTATGTCTGGATGGCGTGGGTAAGAAGGTGAGACGGGGTCAGGTGAGCTGACAATCAGCCCTTGCTCGTCTCGTAAGTAAACCTGTTCAAACTTCTCAACACCCAAAAGATCAGCTCCGGCCCAGCCTTTAAAAAGCCTACCAGATATATAAATCTTGTTGGAATATTGGGACAAATTACGAATCGTAGCGGGAGTGAAAGGACTATCCGCATATGGTCCGTCGTGGTAAACATCTTGGGAAATAACAAAGTCGAACTTGTTGCCATCTTTTAAAGAAACACGGTTGCCCGCGCGGTGAGTATCACCAGCAATTCTGTCAGACGGAGCCGAAATCCAAACAATACGCAAGTAATGCGCAGAACTCTTACCAGAGCGATTAACTCCAAAGGGTCCACATTTGGAAGGGTCGAACTTCCGATTGCGATTGCCACCAAACCAGTCAAGAACACAGAGATTCTGCTTCTTTTTCCCTTCAGCAACCAACAACAACCGAATAACCTCGTCACGGCACACGTGGCTAATCGAATGCGGGTTCGGGTTGATTTTAGAAGGGGTAAAAGGAATGTTATGACTTTCGCAAAAGGCTAAACATAAAGAATCACTTGAAGAAATCAAGTGAGAATAAGCTTTAGCCCAAGATGAAATATCCTCGAAAACAGGTTTCGCAATTGGAACTGGGGAAAGCTCCTTCGATGAATACCCAGCTGTCGACTGGGTTTCATACCGGTCTCTGCGACATCGAGACCGCCTCCGCTTTTGGGTAGCGGGCATCACCGGAGTAATCTCTGAAACAGTGGAGCTAGAAGTAACCATAAT